AGTTCTGCCCAGCCAGAACCGCTGCCGCTAGAAGGTTTGGGTCGTCAAGTTTAATTCCACCACATACTTCTAGAATGCGATTAATGGTTGGCATATCTAGTGCATCTTCTAATTTATCTCTATCTGCTACCAATTCTGGTACTTGTGATTTAATTGCAATACCACATGCTGTAGTTAGAATTGTTAATGTTTCATCTTCTGTTTTTGAGTTTTCAGTTTTCTTTATTTCAAGCATGAACTCTCTTAGGGCTTTAATTGTTAAAGGTTTTAACTTAATTTTAGAGCCATTTTGTAGTTCAATTTCTTCTACATCGTATACTGTTGTAGCCAATTTATCCTCCTCGGATTTGTCTTAATTATTATAACATAATGGTATTATCACTACAAATAGAAAACCCCCAAATTAATGGGGGTTACTATAATTTAAATTAAATTAAATTTATGCCCAAGTACGGTCAATAATCTTACCGTATTCTGAACCAGAGTAGTTAGCATCTGGTAAAAGACGGAATGTTACTGGGAATGTAGTTGGAGTTGTACGTGCTAGAGAAAATTGTGACTGTTGTACAGACAATACACGACGTGCATAATATACACGCTCTGAATTTGGTGATGATGTGGTTGGTGCTTGACCAACTGCAATTAACTGACGCTCTGTTGGAGCTGCTCCAAGAGCACCTGCTTCAAGACCCAACTCAGTTCCAGCTGGATTTAATGTATTTCTTGGTTGTCCAAATACAACTAGAACGTTTTCTAGTGTACCTTCGGACATTTCAGTTGCAATCATAACCTCCATCGCAGACTTGAACAGTTTAGCTGTATCAAGTAGCTGATCTACAGTTACTGAGTCGTATGTTGGATTATAAGTGATCTGAAGACCATTGTTTGTATAACCTACGTTACGATATGCTGCACCTTTAGTTCCTGCTGGACTGTCTGTTGCAGCTGTTGTAGTTTCTACACCATTCAAAGTATCTGTATATGATTCTCCTGAATCGAATGCTGGTACTGATCTATTTTTATTTGCTACGAATGCATTAGCAGATCCTGCTTCCATGTTTTCGACATAACCTGTTACGGTTGAATCTTCAACAGACAAAAATAGTGGGGATGCACCAACAAGAATGTTTTTAGCATTACCTACGGATTGTGCCATAGTATTTGTTACCTCCTGTGTTTTAAACTATATATATATATTTTAAAAACCAAAGCTGGCTAGGCTTCTTTCCTCATAGCCTATAATACGGCATATTGAGACCTAAAGCAATCTACTGGAATCTGCCGTTTAAATCTGTTATTCTTGAATATTTAGCCTCTATAATTACATCGGTAGATAAAAATCCTTGTAGTTCCTCTGAAGGCTCTGTCGGGGATATGTCTGCTATAAATATACTATAAAATTTAAATTTATCGCTTAATGATCCAGACCTATTAATATCTCTGGCTGAATCGTCCATCCTTCTAAATACATCTGTCATAAAGTTTCTAATTTCATTTATTTCTGATATGTCTGTTGAATATATAGTAAATAAAATTTGCTCACAGCATATCAGCCAGTTATCTTCATAAGACATTCCTATTTTATCGTAAATGATATGCTTTTTTCCGCTCAAAAATTGATTCATTTCTGCTGCTTGTTGAACAGGTATTATTGGAACAATTGTGCTTCCGACATTATCGCTATAATAGTCGTCCTCATCAAATATATTAGCGTCTACTAGTTCAGACCATAAAAACTTTCTAATTTCTAGCATTGCATCTAATTTATAATTTACTGTCATAATATTACTCCTCCAAATGATGATTCTACTGCAGCATCCGCCATTGACCTAATTGTGTTTGGAGAAAATGAATATTGAATTTTTTTAATAGAGGCTGGTATTTTAAGAGCCTTCATTGACTCTGAATTAAATAGATTTTTAAATCCAGATTTTTTAATAGAATTATTTACTAATTCACTACTAAAGAATCTAGAATATTGTAATTTAAATTGATTTTTAACACCAGGTCCTCCAGGCCTCTGAACGGTCACAGAAGCGTTTTTAGGCATGTATACTGTAATACCATTAGATTCAAATACTAGCCTCTGAGAATGGCGTGGAGCAATTTTAAGAGGCATTCCAGCTTCCATCACAGATGCTTTATTTGCAAATACATGTCTACGTCTACCTTGTAGTGCTGGAACCATGGATGTGGATGCTTTAAATTGATAATCTATTTTAAATGAAATTCCTTCAGAATCCATAAATGTTAATTTAAATAATCTAGCATTTTTATTACCAAATTTTTTCCATTCATAAACATGATGTAGGGATCTTGGTTTTGCTCTTGCTTGAGAGTCTATATATTCTCCAAAATCTTTATCTATTTGAGTAAATATAATTTTTTTAAATGCTGATTTAAATTTTTTGCTATTGCTTAATTTAGCCACTACATTTGCTTGATAATATAATGCTGCTGAGATTTGAGCAATATTGCTATCCTGTATATCCCCTTTAGGATTTTTATTATACATTAATCTCTCAAGTCCAGATGCTGCCTGCAGTAGCATTACGTTAGATTCCAATTTGTTGATTCTCCGATCTCTTTAAAGTGGAGTTAAATGCAACGACATATCCAAATGGATCGGTTACTGGTGTAGTTCCCATTACCTCGAATACGGTAGGCGTCTCTGTTGGATAATCTATTTCTACCCAAATAATATTTTCATCTGCATCTCTAATATTAGTAATTTTTTCTCTAGCAGTAAGCTTTTCAGATGTTCTTACTTGAATTATTTGTTCGTTAGTATATTTATTATTAAATATTTGCTTATCGCCAGATCTGGTAGTAGCAGAGTTTGTTATAACTCCTTTAGCATGACAATTTATGGTTTTATAATAATTCCACTCTTTGACTATTGCACCAGTATCTTCATTTTGTTTATCAAATTGTTTATATATATCCATTTTCATGGATAGCACAGCTTCCATGAGATCGTACATTAGATAAGCACCATATTTGATAAAACATAAGCAGATAATAATTTATCAGAATAAGCGCATCCAGTTCCACTGTATACAGCATCATTATATTCAAAGTCCCAATCAAATGTTGAAACACTCTTCAAATATCTATCTGCCCACATTCTGTCTTTTCCAAAATAGTGTCCAATTAATTGAATTGTTGCTTGTTCAACTTCATCTGGTACTGTGTCCCATCCATATTTTCCAACAACTCTATATCTGACACCTTTTCTAAAAGCTTGTCCAGTATACAAATCATTAATTGATGGAGGAATCATTCCGTTTGCCACATATACAGTATTATCAACAAGTTCTGTTCTATCTAATCTAATTCCAAATCCAGTTTCTGAAATTACTGGAGTATACCCCCAATTATTAACTGGTGGTGTGGATAAATTATCTACTAAAAGAATATCATCTGCATATATTTGATATATTTCATTTATTTTATATGGCAATGGCAATACGTCAGAATTATTACCATAAATTATCTCTTCATCATTATATAAATAAAATGATTGTCCAGTATAATCTTCTATAATTTTACGAGCATATTTTTCTGCCATTGACAACTCGTGATAAGTTTTATATTTTGGATCAGAAGGATCTGTTCCTAATTCTAAATCATCTATAACTTCAGCAAAACTACAGTATGGAGTAACTACATCTAGATATGTTGAATGCTCTCCATTTAATCCGCCAATATTATAAAGCCATACAATTTTAAATTTTCTATTTCTATTTGTGTAATATCTTGATAATGATATTTGATATGTTCCATTATCATTTTCTACTTTATCTGCATCCATAGTAGAAATTATGGCTTCTGGATCAATTGGCGGATCTATAGAAATATCATTTGTTATGTCATAAATTTCAGCTGTAACTTCGTCGTTATCAGCATTAACTATTTCGTTATTCCAAAATATTTTAGTTTTTACTGGAGTAACTGTATCTTTATATATCTCTGCCATTTTAAAGGCTTAAATTAGTTATAGAAGTCTTGTGCTTCCTTTGGTGTGGCTAATCTAAAACCTTCCTCCTTATCAAAAATTGCTTGAGCTTCATCTTCTGACATTGCTACAAATGGGTGCTCTTGTGTAAAAGTATATCCCATAGTATCGTATCTAAAGTTTGCTCTTTCCATTCTAACCAAGACTGAATCTTTATCTTGATTTTTCTTTGGATCAAATTTAGGTAATACTTCAATTTCTTCTGCTGCTTGCGCTACATCTTTAATTGTTTTTTCATATATTGCCCATGTGACACCCTCTTCAGCTAACGCTGCGATAATATCATTTTTACTTTTTATTGATTCTATATCTACGCCAAAGTCTTCGGCTACTTTTTTAATTTCAGCTAATTTTAATGTCTCAAATGACATATATTCTCCTTAGTCTAAGTTATTTAATTATAGCATTACTAAATTTAAATGAAAAGCCCCCAAAATTAATTGGGGGCCTTCAATTGGTTAATTCTTAATTAAGAAGCAACCTTAACGTTCTTTACAACTACCCAAGCGTCTGCTTGCTCGATTTGAACACCAACACGAGTATACATTGTGTA